TTTATGATCTTGGTTCGGCACTCCATGATAAAGAATTTGGCCAACGATCTACAGGGGTCACTCATGGATCGCGGGTCCTTCCTCGGCGATACCGCCGTGCGGAGACCCCGGGCTCGATTTTCGGCTCCGGAAAAATTCTAATTTCATTGGGAATTTGGGAAAAAATGAACACTGGATGGTGGTGGAGATGAAGGTTGAAATCGAACTCACTGGCGTCAGGGAAGCCATGAAGGTGCTGGACCCAAAACTCGTCACGGCAGCCTCCCGGTCGGCTGTCAAAAAAGTCTCTGACCAGTGCCGGACGCATATCTCGAAGATGATACGTGACGAGTACAATATAAAGGCGAAGGACATCAATAAACGGCTGAAGGTGGCAACCAGGGCCCGTGGCGACGAGCTTGAAGCGGAGATCACGGGTCTCGGTCGAGGGCTCCCTCTCTCCGCTTTCGACGCCAGGCAGGAAGGGGTGCGGACAAGGAAGGGGGAGAGCCAATATACGAAAAAAGCGCAGCGCGCCGGCTGGGGTAAGGCTGGCGGGGTGGTGAGCGTGTTGGTCAAACATGCATCCGGCCGTAAGCCCGTCCGCACGGAACCAAAGGCGTTCCTGACCAGATTCAAGTCAGGGCATCTTGCGGTAGCACAACGGACGGGATCGAATCGTTTGCCTATAAAGGAGCTCCTGGGCCCCGGCATTGCGCTGCTGTTTGGCTCCAAGAGAATCATGGCGGCGGCGAAGGATTTTTCGAAACTGAAATTCCGGGAGATATTCGAGCGCGAACTGAAATGGAGAAGCCGCTAGCCTGTCCAAAATGTCACAGCACATCATTGCTGAAATGGGGCCTGGGCGCCTCCGGGCGGCAGAAATATCGATGCGCGCTGTGCCGCCGGCAGTTCGTTGCCGGATCTGATCATTTCCTGGAACCGGAGAAGAAGGCGGTCGTCATGCGGCTCATCGAGGCCGGCGTCGAGCCGGCCAAGATCCGGGAGGCGATCCCGGACATTTCGTTGCGGTGGGTCTACGAATTGCGCAGAAGGCTGAAACGTGACCGACAGGGATGACGAGATCCGCAGACAGGTTCAGGAGAGGGTAGCCCGGGAGGCCGCGACGGTGCCGCCGGAAGAGCACCCAGGGCTTTCCAGCCAATTCATCCAGGAATGCCTCTTCGCAAACGAGCAGGGCGACGGCGTGCTCTACGCGACCCTGTTTCGCGATCGGTTCCTGTACTGCAAGAATACCATGGAATGGTACGAATGGCAGGGCCACTCCTGGAAGCGCGACATCATGAACCGATCGCTGGCCGCCGTCGAGGAGCTGGTGGCCCGTTATATGGCGGAATACAAGGCCCTGGGCGGGACAATCGCCGATCTAACGGCCGATGCGGAGGCGGACAACTCGAGGCAGATCAAGCGGCTCTCGGAGCTGCAGAAGCAGCTGCTCAAGCGGGTCAGCCAGCTGCGGGCGGACAAGCGCCGCACGGCGTGCCTGAAATTCGCGCACACGATCGACAACCCGCTGGCCATCGCCGGGGAGGAGTTTGACAACAAGCCCATGCTGTTCCCTTGCGCAAACGGAGTGATCGATCTCGAGACGGGGAGACTGCACGATGGCCGCCCCGGCGACTACCTGTCTTTATCCAGCCCGGTGCCCTTCCTGGGCATCGATGAGCCGGCGCCGCTCTGGGAGCGGTCCATCCGCGAGATCTTCAACGGCAACGAGGATCTTATCGCGTATGTCCAACGGCTCTTCGGGTATGCCATGACGGGACTCGTGCACGAAAAGGTTTTTCCCGTGCTCTATGGCCGGACCGGGTGGAACGGCCGCAGCCTCATCGTCGAGCGGATCGCATATTGTATGGGGGACCTGGCCGGATCGATCCCTGCCGAGATGCTGCTCTCGACAAAATTCGTGAAGGGCGCCGCCGGGCCTTCGCCGGACATCATGGGGCTCAAGGGGATCCGTTTTGCCTATGCGTCCGAGGTGGACGAGGGGCACCGGTTCTCGGCCTCGAGGATCAAGTGGCTCACCGGCAAGGACACCCTGGTCGGCCGCAACCCGCACGACAAGTACCAGACGCGCTTCACCCCCACGCACAAGCTGTTCCTGATGACCAACACGCAGCCCCAGGCGCCGCCGAACGACAAGGCCTTCTGGGAGCGGCTGCACCTGATCCCTTTCACGATCTCCTTTGTCACCAGGGAGCCGCAGGAGACGCACGAGCGGCCGGCCATCAAGGACCTGGACCAGCAGCTCGCAAAGGAGTACCCCGGAATCCTGTCCTGGCTCGTGCGCGGCTGCCTGCTTTACCAGAAGCACGGCCTGAGACCGCCCCGGGAGGTCACGGAGGCCACGGAGCTTTACCGCCGCAACGAGGACCTGCTGGCCGACTTCATCGACGAGTGCTGCGTCCGCGAGCCCGGGGCCAAGGAGAAGAGCTCGGCGCTCTACGCCCGCTTCGTCGACTGGTATCACGACAACATCGGGAAGAACGAGCCCAGCGGCACTTGGTTCGGAAAACAGCTCTCGCAGAAGTACGAGAAGAACAAGTCCGAGGGCGTCGTCATGTATCACGGCATCGCCCTGGCCGGCAATCAGGGAGGGTTGGAGGGTTAATATGGGTTTTCTGTTGTTTTTTGAAAAATCGCAAAAAAAAGAAGAAAGGGTAAAAAACCCTCCCTGTATCTACAACCCTCCCCAACCCTCCAGAAACTATCCCTGTTATCAGGGCTCTGCCGACATGGATTCAAGGTGCCGGTTTTATTCGGGGATCGACGTGGATGGATGGCATCAAAATTTGGAGAGGGAGGGTTGGAGCGTTTTTCAACCTTTTCCCCGGCTAACTGTTTTTGAAAAAGTTTCGTGCGATTAAATAGTAAAAAATCTCTCCAACCCTCCCTAAAGGCTACTTTTCAGGGGGGAACTATAAAATAGAATCATTATTATTGGAATGAAATTAAATAGTTATAAAAAAGGAAAAAAGAGGGAGGGTTTGAAAAGGGCAAGCCGATGAAAAATGTCCTGGAGCTGGCCGGCAAGCGGGTGCAACTTCGCAAGGCCGCTTCCACCAACGGCGGGGAGTGGCAGGGCCCATGCCCGGGCTGCGGCGGGAAGGACCGCTTTCACGTCTGGCCGAACCAGCGCGAGGGCGGAAGCTACTGGTGCCGGCCCGGGAAGGGCTGCGGGAAGTACGGCGACAACATCCAGTTTCTGATCGACTTCGAGGGGATGACCTTCCGGCAGGCCTGCAACGAGCTCCGGATCGACGTGCCCGAGCGGCCGGCCGGGTGGCGTCCGGACGTGCCGAGGCCGAAGCCGGCGTTCAACCCGGATACATCCGCGGCCCCCGGAGAGATCTGGCAGGAGCGCGCCGAGACATTCATTGCCTGGGCCCAGGGGCATCTCGAGAAGAACGCCGAGGCCCTCGCCTGGCTGGCGGCCCGCGGCATCGACGCCAGCACCGCGGCCGACTACCGCCTCGGGTGGAACCCCGGCGAGGACGGCAGGGACATCTACCGGGCCCGCAGCGCCTGGGGCCTTGCAGAGGAGCGCCGCGACGACGGCAAGCCAAAGGCGCTCTGGATCCCCGTGGGGCTTGTAATCCCCTACATCCGCGACGGGGTTATCCATCGAATACGGATCCGCCGCCCCGAGGCCGATCGCCGGTATATCGTCCTGCCGGGATCCTCGAAGTCCGTCATGCTTCTGGGCAGGGATCGCCGCGCATTCGTCGTTGTCGAAAGCGAGCTGGATGCCATTGCCGTGATGGCCAACAACCGGCTTGCCGGCGCCGTGGGGCTGGGTTCGGTCTCTGCCAAGCCGGACGCCGAGGCCGTCGAGGTCCTCCGCGGGGCCCTGCAGATCCTCGTTTCGATCGATTACGACGATCCGGGTGCGAAGGCCACAACCTGGTGGAAGGAACACTTCAGCCGCTGCGACCGCTGGCCCGTGCCCCAGGGGAAGGACCCCGGCGAGGCGTTCGCGATGGGGACGGACCTTGACCGGTGGATTCGGGCAGGGCTGCCGCCGGCGCTGACCATCGAGGAACCGGCCGCGAAGAAAGCCGCGGTGCCCGAGATGAAAGGGACCGACGGAAAGACAAGTCCGACATCCGGCGGGATCCTCTCGGCCCAGCTTCCGGCGGCGGTGATGGAGCTGCGCGAGCTGCTGCGCAAGAACCCGGGCGTGCGCATCATCAACACGCCGGAGCGATTCGCCGTCCTGCGGGACGGCAAGTACGTCGGCGGGCGGATCAACCACCTGGTCTTTCAGGACCCGCAGGTGCGGGACTACATCCTGGGGCACCCGGCCGGCGAGATCAGCTGGGAGAACCTGATCCCATGACAGACAATAGGCAAGAGCCCCCGGAGAGATGTTTCGACAACGTCGACGAGGTGATCGAATATCTCGCCGCCTGCGGCTGGGTTGCAAGGAAGTCGACGGTTTACCGGCACCGCAAGGAGGGAAAGTTTCTTCCGAAGGAAAACGGGAAGTATCGCCAGAAGGACATTGACCGATATGCGAGGAGTTTTCTCAGGGAAGCCGAGACGGGGCAGAAGATCAAGGCCCTCGAGGACCAGCTCCAGCGCAAGAAGCTCGAGCAGGAGTTGAAGAACCTGGAGCTCGAGCACGAACGGAAGAAATTCCAGCACGACAAGGAGCTCGGGAAATATATCGAGCGCGAGAAGATGGAGATCGAGCTGGCCGCCCGGGCGGGGATTCTCGAGGCGGGGCTGAAGCACTGGGTGCAGTCCAGGGCCGCGGACTGGATCCGGGCCGTGGGCGGCGATGTGCGGAAGGCGGGCGAGCTGATCAACGCGATGATCCGGGACCTGGACGAACACATCAACAATTACGCCCAAGCGAAGGAGTATGAGTTGGTGATCGACGGCGAGGAAGAAACCGAGAGGGACGACAACGTCGGGAATTGATATGGCAACCGTCATCCGCATCCCCCGCTCAAAACCCTGGATCCCGGACGCGCTTCGGCATGCCGCAGGCCGTCTGCGCTACAGGGTCTCTTTCAGCGAGTCGGAGCGCAAGGTCTTCCGCAAGCACAAGCGGATCCCGGTGTCGAGCTGGGCCGAGCGCTATCGCCACGTCACCATGTCCGTATTGCCGGGCCGATGGAAGAACGAGATCACGCCGTACCTCTCCGGCATCATGGACGCTTCATGGTTCCCGACCGTCCAGGAGGTCGTGATCTGCAAGGCCCCGCAAGTGGGCGGCACCGAGGCCGTCCTCAACTGCCTCGCCTACGCCATCGACCGAGATCCCGGCGCGGCCCTCGTCCTCTACCCGGACGAACTGACGGCCAAGGAGAACAGCCAGGACCGCATCCAGCCCATGATCAAGGGCAGCCCTCGGCTGCGCTCATACATGACGGGCGTGGATGACGACGCCTCGTCGCTGCGCATCAACCTGCAGCACATGGTCATCTACATGGCCTGGGCCCGCAGCGCGCCGCGGCTGGCCAACAAACCGATCCGCTTCCTCATCTGCGACGAGGTCGACAAGTACGTCGACACGGCCGGCAGGCGGGAGACCGATCCCATCTCGCTGGCCGAGGCGCGGACGATCACGTACCGCTTCAGCCGCAAGATCTGGAAGCTCTCGACGCCCACGACGGAGACCGGAAACATCACGAAGGCCTTGGCCGCCGTCCAGACCGTCTTCGATTACTGGGTGTGCTGCCCGGCCTGCGGCGCCGGCCAGAAGATGGAATTCAAACAGGTCAAGTGGCCGCGGGCTGCCGAGCCGGGTCCGGACGGCCGGATCCACTCCGAGGACCCGGCCGTCATCGAGGCGGGCAAGCTCGCCTGGTACGAGTGCCCGCACTGCCTGGCGCAGTGGAACGACTACGACCGCGACGCGGCCGTTCGCGCCGGCGGCTGGCGGGCCCGTTCCGACGGCCGGTCGATGAAGGACGTGTTGCGGGAACAGCGCCCCGTGAAGATCGGCTTCCATATCCCGTCGTGGCTCTCCACCTTCGTGAGCCTCTCCACCGTTGCGGCGGCATTTCTCCGGAGCCTCTCCGACATCAACGCCTTCAAGGATTTCCACAATAAGCACCTGGCGGAGCCCTGGAAGCTGACGGTCATCGCGGGAAACGAGGCGCAGATCCTGGCCGCCCGCTGCCCGCTGCCGGCGCAGACCGTGCCCGAGGAAGCCGTCGCGCTGACGGCGGGCGTGGACGTGCAGAAGAGCGGGTTCTGGTTCGTCGTGAAGGCCTGGGCGGCCAGCGGAACCAGCTGGACC